TCAGCCCAAACCCACTTTCTATTGACAGAGTGGGGATCTGTGTACCAACCCGGGTCTTCTCTCTCCTTATTAGGGAAAAGAGAGCCAATAGGGTCTACAGCACTGGTAGACTTACTCAACTCCAACCTTAGGAGTTCCCGCCAGTTAGCGGGCTGCATGCGCGTTGAGCGCGATGTCAGAGAAAGTATACGGTGTTCTCTTCTTTGGAAGTTTTTTTCAAAACGAACAGAGAAGAAAACAGAATTACTGGCGCACGAATCAAACCTAAGGGTAGCGGGAAGCTCTCTTAGGGTTCGTGGGAAGACGTAACCGTTCTCACTCTCGATAAGAGAAATGAGAGAGGCGCAGTCGCTATACCCAAATTTGTGTATGAATAAATTACACAAATCCGCGTCAGTAGCTATAGAAGTACGTGACCGACCAGGAACATGCCGGACCTTGATAGGCGTTACATCGTAACCACGATAGTAATCGCCGCCACAAGATTCCCGGAAATGACCTTGGAAGTAGGACTTTTGGGTATTGACTTTAAAGCCAATACTTGTGAGTCCCTTAATCAGAGTAGAATATTTAAAAGATTCTACTATGATATCGTCACCATAAACGTAAACGTCGGAAGATGTCTTACACCTTCTTAGCTCACGCTGTAGAGACTTCGGTGAGCTTAAATCCAGCTTTGGATTTAAGTACAAAATCTCTGTTGCCACCGCACAAGTCCAAAAGACAAGTGCTTCAACAGGAAAGCAAACACCGCTCCCCATAGGAGCGAACTTGTTTAGCTTGATAACTTCACCTGTAGGTAATAGAGTCTGTTCCGAGCGACAAGCGTCGAAACAGGTGACCCAATCGATAGGAAAAAGTTTCCTAACAAGGGACCACAAAACCCTATCACTGGCCTCAGATAAATCGATCGTCGCTAGGTTGGTGTTTTCACTACCAACTTTTGCAAAAAATCGGTTTATTGATTGGTCAGTAAAGTTAACTTTACCAGAGGTAAGGTTATGCAACTCAAGGTGTTTATAGAGTTTTCTCATGAGGCCTTGCTGTATGTACATCATTTCAGCAGGCTCACATGAGATTACCCTAGGACCTCGAGAATCCTTAGGCACGAGACAAACCCGTGCTGTCGGGACATCTATGGTCTCTGAGAATTCTAGATAGTCCAGCTCATCTGCAAGATGAGTAGGACTAAAAAAGAAGTAATCAGAGTATGGGTAGACATCATCGAGCTTCGGATAGTATTCGAAGCAATGATACTTTTCCCATGACTGTTTACGGCAGCTGGTCGCCCCGCTGCCGTGGCGAGGAACTACTTCGAAAGGATTGCATCCAAAAAGGATGTCATCCAAGAGGTATCGCATAGTACGTATAAGGCGGTCCGTAAAAGGATCGCCATAATCGATACTATAAGGGAGACTACGGTCAATTTCAATGAAATTGGCGATAAACTCCTTTTCCTTCTCGTCACCATATGGTTGCTCCAGTTTATAGAAAACGTAAGATAGTTGTCTTACGCAATCTACGGCAATTGGGTCTCCACTTAAAGACGACTGGATAGCATTACCGAGAAAATGGGGTATCCTAACGGGTCCCAAGAGGGAAACGCTAGAGTTACCAATTCCGGTAACAATGCGACCAGAAAAGTCGCACGGCATAGTCCACGAGTGTGTACTATGGAAACTATCGAGTGCTTTCCCAATTTGGGGAAGCACACTCGTCAAGAAGTGTAAACCCTCGTTATCGACACGCCTCGAAAAAGTTTTGAGGTCGAGTTCGGTAACGTAAGGTGAATAGCGACGTTGACGTGCAAGATTCAGCCACAAAAGCTGAAGGCTTTTCGAGTCACCGTTAATCACGACAACCTCCAAGAAAGCATCTCATGCCCTGTCAACATCCACATCTACGCGCGAATATGCGTAGCTAAGGTGTCGCCTTGTCGAGTGATGAGAAGCGAAGTACTAAACCTCGCGATTCAAAAGCTTGACAAAATTCGCGTTGTTCGACGAGCACAGAAAGTTGCATAGTGCGTTAAGCATGTATGCGAATTCAGTGTTTGTCAGAGCAGCGGAAGG